GTCTGGAACTGCGACTGGCCAAAGCGTGTCGTGATGCCGACCGGACGGAACCGCGATTCTTCAGCCGCAATCCGCGCCGCCTCAACCTGCGCTGCGGCTTGGGCTTGCGCGGCCTTACGGGCAGACCTGCCGCCGAACAGGCCACCTGCTAACGCTAATCCGCCACTAATAAGTGATGCTGGCATATCAAACTCCAATCAAAACGTCGTCCACCTTTGACGGGTCTTTCTCGTCGGTGGCGTGAATACAAAACCAAACGCAATCCGTGATCGCTTTGACGCCGTGCGTCAAACCAGCCTTGATCTCAATGCAGGCTGGCGCTTCAACAATGTCAATCTCCGTGCCGCGCAGCACCGCCACCTTGCCAGCGGCCAAGATCGACAGGTGGCTGAACTCATGCGTATGCTTCAGAATGGCTGTGCCAGCCGCGAATGCGGCCTCTTTGGCGTACAGCCCATCGCTGAAGTGGTGCGTGATCATGAAATACGTTGCACCATAACTGAGGGTGATGTTGAAACTGTTTCAACTCCATCCCAAACAGAACTTCTTGCAACTACCGCTGTTAAAACTCTCCATGTACCAGTAAGAGCCGTATGTCCAGCGGGTACTTGATACCCAGTGTTACTAGAAACAACTCTTACAGAAGCGCCAAATATATATGTTCCAACAGAAGCTATAAGGTATGTTATTGGATTAGAAACGCCTGAACCTTCTGTATAAATTCTAGATGTTGTAGATGTTATTGCGGATGGATAGTAAAGACTTGACCCGGCGATAGTGTCGCCAGGCAAAAGATTACTTGTAGATGTATTTGCCGCAATCAAAACAGAACCAACTGCGGTTATGGCAGTCGGCACAATACTTACAGTAACAGCGCCTGTGCTGCCGTTAACACTTGTCACACCACCGTTTGCTGCTGTGGTCGCGTTCTGAACCGCCGTAGCGCCAATCTGACCCACAATATCCGCCGCGCTTGCAGCAGCCACTGCGCCAGTGCCAGCACCTTTGAGCAAAGCCCCGGAGGTGAAAGTCGTAGCGCCCGTGCCGCCGTTTGCGACCAAGACAGTGCCTGTGACGTTGGCGGCTGTGCCGGATGTGTTGCCAGTCACGTTGCCAGTCACGTTGCCAACAAAAGTGCCGGTGACGTTGCCTGTAAACGTAGGCGACGCCAAGTCAGCCTTAGTCGCCACAGCCGTAGCGATGTTGTTGAACTCCGTGTTGATCTCGGTGCCCTTGACGATCTTCAACGGGTCACCAGACGGCAGCGCATCTTTTGTGGCGAAATTCGTGGACTGTGTGTAGTTACTCATGACATTTTCCCGTCTTTAGACTGAATCTCAATCCGTTGAATCGACAGCGGCGAACCGTTGATGTTGGTTTCGTATCCGGTTTGCACGATTTTACCGCTGCCGCTTGCGCTGGTCGATAAGGTTTGCAAGGCCACACCCTCAGAATACTGAGCGATGTCGTACTCACCAATGCCGTACTCTGAAATCCCTTGCGTTGGAATCAGCGCGTTGGCCGACAAGTAGTTCGTGGCAAAGTCGAAACCCCACTTCATCGTCACAAACTGATTCGTGCCGCCGATCACCACAACCTTTAGCCGCTTGAGCAGCGACGTTACGTTCTGGTTGCCCAGGTCGGCGTGGTTGGTGAAGTACTGCATCCGGTAGGCCGATGTGTAATCTTGGTAGGTGCTGTACTTGCCGATGTAACCGTTCTTGCCGATCAGCACGTCGCCGTTGCGCCGCGAGAGCAGCGCCGTTGGCTCAATCGAGTTCCAGTTGGTGACGCGAAACGAGCCGTCCTGCAACTGCACGCGGGTATCAAAGCAATACACCTCTTTGACCGATGGCAGCGTCACCAGATAGAACGCCTCTGCCTCTGAGTACACCGACTTGATGTTGGCCAGCGTCTCGCCAGCCACGATGCCCATGAAGTCGCTGCGGATGTTCTTGGACAGATCGCCCAAGGGCGCTGACTTCTCCACAATCGTCCTGGCGAACGACCGGATGCCTGAGTTGGACAAGAACAAGATGTCCTTGCCCGTGCTCTGAATGGAGTCACGGGCGATGCAGCCAATGCCGCCCACCGTGTCGCTCAGGCTCATCGTGGCGGGCGTCGTGGCGTTGGCGTACACCAGAATCTGGCGCTTGCCAAAGATGATCAAAAAGCCGTTATGGGCCGCGAGACCAGTCACCTCGTCTGAGCCGTTTGGCCACACCCGGTCGATGTTCAGCGAACCCGCTGTGCCGGTGCTCCAAATATGGCCGGACAGCAGGTCAGAGAAGAACACCGTCACGTTGTCGGTGGCGGTATCCGCAACCCACAAGCGGCCAAAGGCAGACAGCACAATGTTGCCCGAGGGCACGGTTCCGACGTAGCCTGACTTCTCGCTGACGCGGCGAAAAGTGGTGGTGCTGATGGTCGGGTCGAAGATCAGCGGGTCGTGGCCCGTCTGGAAGAAGTAGGTGATGCCGTTGAGCGAAGCCACCGACCAGTTGCTGGCCGTGATCGTCGGCGCAGTACCCCCACCCCCGTAAGTCAGCTCGACCACAGCGTTGGAGCCGTCCAGCTTGAACAGCTTGTTGTTGCCTGCGAACAGCACAGTCAGCGTGCCGTCAGCCTGCACCAGTTCATGGATGACGCCCACGTTGTTGGCTCCGAGGTCGCCAGACGACGAGTTGACCCGTGCCCAGCCCTTGCGCGAGCCAATGCGACCGTACTGGTCAATGATGCAGTTCGTTGCGACCAAGGCAAAACCCTGCGCCAAGTCCAGAGGGCTGTCCTGCGTGTTCAGGCCAAAGAAGCCTGGCGCTGAGATGCTTGCGGTCTGGAGGGCTTGGCTCATATGGCGACAAACTCTTGGTTCTCTGGATAGCGGGTGCCCTCCAGCGCAATCTGGTCAGCCAGCATCCCGCGATAGAGTTGGTACGCCTCGGACGAGTTCAAGCCGCCGTCCTCGCCGCGCTCGACCAGAGCACGGGCATAGGCGTTTTGCACCACCAGCGAGTCAGACACCAGCACCAGCGTGTTGTCAGCCGACAAAGGTGCTTGGGGCACAGTCAGGGCAAATGGGAGGACGTAGACGTTATCCGGACGGGCGTACAGCACCACCTTGGTGTCTCCGTTGCCGTCCACACCGTCAAATGCGTAGTATTCTGGGATGCCGCTGATCGCAGGCACCAAGTTCTGAAATCGATTCATCTGCACGAAGCTGATGTTCTGCATACCGACGTTGGCGGTCGTGTTCAGCGCGTCCATCACTTGGAACTTCTGGCCGGAGCCAGTCAGTGAATAGATGTAGGTGCCGGGTGTCGTGGTGATCGTCACCGTCTGCCCGAGCACGTTCCAACTAAAGGCATCCTCGATCTGGCGCTTGGCGTCGTTGACAAACCGCCCAATCAAGGTGGAATAGGTTGTTTCGTTGCTGGACGACACCTGCGTCTCGCGCAGCCGAACCAGCACATCGTTGATGAGTTGAAGGTAGGTCATTGGCGTGTCAATCCGATTTGGTCAAAGGTTGCGATGATCGAAAACGCGCTGCCTGATTCTGGTGTGACGCGCAGTTGGTCGCCTTCCTCGAAAACCACATAGGCGTTGTCAAACTGTGTGTACGTCTTGCTGGTGTAGGTCACCGCAGTCAGGATGTCAATGGTAGTGGCTGCGCTTGCGTCGTACCACTGGACGGTCAAAGTCTTGGACCCACCCCCCGTGTTGTGGACGTACAGCAGATTGAACAGCGCGTAATAACCCGTCGGCACGGTGTAGACCGTGGTGGTCGCCCCAGCGGTGGGGTTGATGCCGACAGATATGGGTCTCATTTCTTGTTCCTTGCGGAGATCGCCTTGGCTTTGGACTTAGCATCCTCTTTGGACGATGCGCCCCAAGCCTTTAGAGACAAGAGTAGCCGGGTGGGCTTACCGTCTTTCATCTCAGGCCCAGGCATATTGCCCATGCGTGCTAAGAAGGAGGCCCGTCTTGGGTTGTCGCCCGACTTCACGGGAGCTTTGAGATCACCCCCGGTTGACGCATTATAAGACGCCCGACCCTTGGCGTTCAAGCCTCCGGTCTTGGACTGTCCTTCTTTGCGCTGCCAGGCGGGGGTTTTCATTTCTTTTTCGCCGTCTTGGCAGCAGCCTTGAAGGCGGCTGCTG